GTCACAGTTGCATCCCCAGGCTCTGGTTACGCGACGGATGACGTCCTCACTATCACTGCGGCGGAGATTAACGCCGCTTTCGGTTCATCCAATGCCAACGGCAACATAACTATCACCCTTGCCGAGCATGATTTCGGCGCACCCGCTGTAGGACCTGCCTCTGGAATGTACACTATGCTTGGCAACAACGCAACTGGAGCACGCTCCGCCTTCGTACCCCTTCAGTTCTGGTTCAACCGCAACGTAGGCCTCGCACTTCCCCTCATTGCCCTCCAGTACCACGAGGTTAAGCTCAACGTTACCTTCGGCGCTTCCGCCACCGCCACCAGCAAACTTTGGGTAGATTACATATATCTTGATACCGAAGAACGCAAACGCTTCGCCCAAATGAGCCACGAGTACCTAATTGACCAACTCCAGTATCCTGGCGCAGAAACCGTAAGTGGTACCAGCGCCAAAGCTCGCCTCAACTTCAACCACCCAGTTAAGGAACTCGTCTGGGTAACTGGAACAAGTGCTACCAACAGAGTTAAGGGTGCCGCCACAGCTAAGCTCATGCTCAACGGTCATGATCGCTTTGCTTCACGTGTAGGTGAATATTTTAGCGAGGTTCAACCTTACTATCACCACACCAAAGCTTCTCCGAAGGCTGATGTTTACGTCTACTCCTTCGCCCTCCGCCCCGAGGAGCACCAGCCATCTGGTACCTGCAACTTCTCCCGTATCGATAACGCTACTCTGAGTTTGACGCTTACCAACTCGGCAAGTTCTCTCCGTGTCTACGCCGTCAACTACAACGTCCTCCGTGTCGTATCTGGCATGGGGGGTCTTGCGTACTCCAACTAAATTATCTGCTTTTTATTGATTATTTTTTTATTATGATATCGAAACCGTAAGGATATATTTGCGCAATCCTGCGGTTTAACCCCTTTTTTGCTTTTTTCCAACTTTTTAAGGTTTTTTTCCAAAATTTCCCGTTTGAAAAGTTCTCAATTGAAGTTTTTCTACATCTTCATTGAAAATTTTTTTCTTTTCTATAGGTATCAACTTATTTATACAACATGGGAGGAGGACTTATGCAACTAGTAGCCTACGGCGCGCAAGACGTTTACCTTACTGGAGACCCTCAGATCACCTACTTCAAGGTGGTCTACCGTCGCCACACCAACTTCTCGATGGAATGCATCGAGCAGACTTTCAACGGAACCCCTGCTAAGGGGTCTAAGGTTTCTGCCACCATCAGCCGCAACGGTGACCTTATCGGCGCCATGCACCTTGCCATCCCTCTCGATGACACCCACACCGCCACCGCCGCCGCCCATGATACTTTCGCCGCGTTCGTATCAGAGATAGAGGTAGAGATCGGCGGACAAAAGATCGACAAGCATTACGGTGAGTGGCTCGATGTCTGGTACGGCCTTACCACTGGTGCTGACAAGCCTAAATCCAACCTTCTTCTCAGCGACACCTCCACCGTCCTGAAAGGCAAATCATACATACCACTTCAGTTCTGGTTCAACCGCAACGTTGGACTTGCACTTCCCCTGATCGCTCTCCAATACCACGAGGTAAAGGTTAACATCACCTTCGCCAACCCAGCTACTACCGATATCGATTTCGCAGCCGCTCAGCTCTGGGTTGACTACATCTACCTCGACACCGAAGAGCGCAAGCGTTTCGCCCAGATGAGCCACGAGTACCTCATCGACCAGCTTCAGTTCCCTGGTGATGAGGCCCAGGGCACCAAGTTCCGCCTTAACTTCAACCATCCCGTCAAGGAGCTTGTATGGAGTGGTTTCACCTCCGACCCCGACCGCACCTGGAAGCTCATGCTCAATGGTCACGATCGCTTTGCGGCCCGTGAGGAGACCTACTTCACTCAGCTCCAGAAATACTACCACCACTCTGTTGTCCCAGCTCATGAAGGGAACGTTGGCGTTTACTCTTTCGCCCTTCGCCCCGAAGAGCACCAGCCATCTGGCACCTGCAACTTCTCCCGTATCGATAACGCCACCCTAACTTGCGACGGCGGCGTAACAGGTACCGTCAAAATCTGGGCCGTCAACTACAACGTCCTCCGTGTCGTCTCTGGTATGGGTGGTCTCGCTTACTCCAACTAAATTATCTGCTTTTTATTGATTATTTTTTATTATGATATCGAATCCGTAAGGATATATTTGCGCAATCCTACGGTTTAACCCTTTTGCTTTTTCTCAACACTCACTTTTGCGAGTGTTTTTTAGTTGTTCGTTATTTCAACTAAAAAATATTCGCTTTTAGATAAAAGACACAATGGGAGGAGGACTCATGCAACTCGCCACAAAAGGCGCAGAAGACGTTTTTCTAACTGGAGACCCCAAAATTACATTCTTCAAAGCCATTTACAATCAATACACCAACTTCTCACGGGAAATTTCACAACTTGACCCCGACAAAAAATTTCAAAATGGCTCAAAATCAAAATTTATCATCAGCCGCACAGGAGATCTCGTTGGAAGTATGTACATCCACTTCAAAACAACACAGCAGACCGTGACCAACAGAACTTGGGCTTCTTATATCGACTTCATCGACGTTAAAATTGGAGAACATCTCATCGATAGACACTACGGCGAATGGCTAGATATATGGCACGATCTCACAGTTTCTGATGATAAAGTTGGAGGATATCAACCAAATTTAACCACCAATGCCAATACTAAAAGTGCAGGAACCATCGAAATGATGGGTAATGACCTTGGAACTAATAATACAGCAAGCCCTGCTACGGTACTTATACCTCTTCAATTTTGGTTCAATAAAAATATCGGGGCTGCTTTACCTCTAATAGCTTTATATTATGCCCAAGTCTCAATTGAAATCACCTTCAAACAACAAGACAATACGCCAACAAATACATTAGGTGGCTCTACAACTTCCGACGAATATCTCATTGTCGACTATTTTCATCTCGATGATTCCGAACGGAAAATTTTTACACAACAAAAACTCGAATACTTAATAGAACAAGTCCAATTCGACGAAGATCCCGAACTTCTAAGCACCAACGGCGACGCCTTCATTAAGGCGCCTTTCAAATTTAATCATCCCGTTAAAGAAATTATTTGGACCATGAAAAACTCATCAGGAGACTACATACCCAAAATAGAAAGCGCATATCTATCTCTTAACGGCATCGATTTAAATAATCCACTACCAAGCATGTACTTTAGCCACTTGGAACCCTTCAAATTTCACTCCAGAATACCCAAAAATGGACACATATTCCTACAATCTTTCGCACTTCGACCCGAAGAACACGAACCTTCTGGAACTTGTAACTTCTCTCGCATTGATAAAGCAAATCTAAGAGTAAAATCTTTATCTGGTAATGTTGTTACTACTATTAATATATATGCCACTAATTACAATATTCTATCAATATTTAACGGTCGGTGTGCTCTTCCTTTTGGATACTAAAATACTATCAGCAACTTCCAGACTTAAAAATAATACACTTACTATAAATAAAATGGACACTTGGACCAGAAAACCTTCTTCTACCGACGGTAACCCTATCACTTTTCAAGCTCTTACTTGGAAATCCTACGATTATGAAGACCAATTTCATATAACTTGCTGTGGTTGCAATGAAAATGGTGACTCGATCGGCGTAACCATCGACAACTTTACTCCTGCTTTTTACATCAAAATACCTAAACAATACAAATCTTGGACCCCCGATTATACTGAAAAATTTTTACAATTTATAAAAAAACGCCTCGGTCAAAAAAAAACACACATCGTCAGCGTCACTCTCGTTAAAGCTAAAATCCTATACCCCTTCACAAATCAAGAAACATTCCCTTTCCTACGCCTTAAATTCACTTCCATTGCCGCCTTCAAAACTGCTTCCTTCATATTCAAAAAATTCATCAAATGGCATCCCGATAAACCCCCTTCCCTATGGGACCTATACGAATCTAATATCGACCCCATGCTTCGTTTCTGCCACACTAGAAATATCAACACCGCTGGATGGATTAAAATTAACAAATATATCGACACTCAAACACAATTCTCACAATGCTCTTTCAACGTTTCCGTTAAATACACAGACCTTGAACCTCTTCTAGACAAACAAGCCACTGCTCCTTTTGTTATCGGCAGCTTCGATATTGAATGCGACAGCAAAGCAACTCGTGATAAACACTCCGCCAAATTCAATATCAACGCCGATAGAGATATCAAAAAAGAACTTCCCACCATTTTTCCCGACGCCACCAAAAAAGGCGACCAAATTAGAATTATTTGTACCTCCTTATGGAAATACGGAACCGACCAATACTTAAAACACGCCGTCTGCATTGCCCCATGCGATACCACAGAAACAGGCGCTGATATCTGCGAATGCGCCCAAAACGAACGTGAACTACTCATAAAATGGTTCGCCTTTATTAGAAATACTGACCCCGACGTTATGATGGGATGGAACATTTACGGCTTCGACGACGAATACATATACAAACGCCTCCAACTCCACGACCTAACAGATCTCATGACTTCTTGTACCAGAATACCCAACATATCAGGAGAAATGAAAGACGCCAAACTCGTAACCGCCGCATACGGCTCCAACTTCTTCAGAATAATGGACATGCCTGGTGTATACAAAGTCGATCTTTACGTATGGTTTAAACGTGAAACTAAACTCGAAAGCTACAAACTCGACAGAGTTAGCGAACACTACCTCAAAGAAAACAAAATTGACCTCCTTCCCATCGACCTTTTCTTCAAAATGAATATGGACGCCACAACCATGGCCGAATGCGTTAAATACTGCGTCCAAGATACCCTCCTACCTCTTCGCTTAACCGACGCTCGAATGATATTCATCAACCTCATCGGTATGGCCAATATCACTCGAGTTCCCATCGAATGGCTTATCACCCGTGGCCAACAAATAAAAGTATTCTCACAAATTACATACGAAACTCGCCTTTCTAACGTTCTTGTACCCAGCTGGGATAAAAAAGAATCAACCGAAAAATTCCTCGGCGCTACCGTACTCCACGCAAATAAGGGCGCATACTTCGAAGCCGTCAGCGGTCTTGATTTCGCTTCCCTTTATCCCAGCATCATGATCGCCTTCAACTTGTGCTACAGCACCATGATATTACCAGAGGACCTCGACAAAGTTAAAAATATGAACCACGAAATTGAAACCATCGAATGGGAACAAACCGACGACGCAACGGGCGAATCAATAAAACAAACATACCACTTCGTCCAAAATATTCAGGGCATTTTACCACGAATCCTCGACAAACTATGGAAACAAAGAAAAGCCGTCAAAAAACTAATGAAAAAAGCAAACAAAGACAACAACGCCACCTTAGAAGGCATCTATAACGCAGAACAACTCGCCATCAAAGTTAGCATGAACTCTGTTTACGGATTCACCGGAGCAACTAACGGATTTCTACCCATGAAACCCATCGCCAGCAGCGTTACCGCCAAGGGCCGCCATCTCATCGAAATAACTAAAAATCACTGCGAAAATACATTCGAATGCGACGTCGTCTACGGCGATACAGACTCCTGCTACGTTAAATTTGTCGCCAGAGATAAAAATGGCACCGTTATTAAACCCGAAGAACCTGGCTATATGCAAGAAATCTTCAGACTCAGCGAACTAGCCGCCGACTCATGTAACAAACATCTTTACAAAAAACCCGTCGAACTCGAATTCGAAAAAGTTATGTACCCCTTCATGCTTTTCACCAAAAAACGATACGCATACCTCGAATGGGTCAACCCCGATAAAAGCGACCACCTCGACGCAAAGGGTATACACCTCGTTAGACGTGATGTTTGCCCTTATGTACAGGACATAAGCAAAAAAGTTCTCGACACCCTCTTCTACGAAAGAAATATCACCAAAGCGAAAGAACTCGCCGAATATGCCGTCGGAGACCTCATCACCAATAAAGTACCCGTCAACAAACTTAAACTATCCAAAACTCTGAGAACTGGCTACAAATGCACCAAATGCCACACCCAAGAAAATGATTTTGGACAATGCGAATGCCCCGATAAAATACCCACCATCAACCTACCCCACGTTCAACTCGCTAAACGCCTCAAAGAACAAAACTCCATCGATCCACCACAATCTGGCGAAAGAATACCTTACGTCTTTATCGAAGGAACGGGTCTTCAACACGAACGTGTTCAACACCCCGACCTCCTCACTTCTTCACAAAAACTCGACGGTCTTTACTACCTCGAACACCAACTACGTGTTCCTCTGGAAACTCTCCTAGAACTCGTATTAACGCCAGAAAATGGGTTCCAACACGGTACTGCCGAAATCTTTGAAAAGGGCGCTTTCGGTGAAACAATTGAACTTCTTAAAAAGGCTGCTCAAGATAGGGACAATAAATACAAAAACACACAACGTATCGCTGCTGCTGCTGTATTTACAGAAGGGATGCGTGTTAAAAGAAAAATTAAAACCAATGAATTTGTTGCTGGCACTGTCCAAAATGTTGACTTAGATTTGGCTCGTGTATCTGTTCTTTTGGATACTGGCAAAATTTGCAATATATTCCCCGATTCCTTATCTAAATTTTAATAAATTTTAATATATGTTATTTATATTATGAGTTCCCTTTCCAACAAACTTAAACACATTATTAAAAATTACTGGCATTACATCCTCATTTTATTAATGCTATTATCAAATTTATGCCATTATAAAGAATCAACTGAACTTTTCACCCAATCCCTTTCACAAGAACAAGTAGAAAAAATATCACCTGAAAATAAAATTAAACAAAGTATTTCAGATACCGCAAATATCATTAAAACTGAATATAACTTTTCTAGCGATTTCGATATGATCGATAAGGATCCTTCTTATATTCATCTAAAACACGTTCTCGACCAAGGTTTTAAACCCCCCGATTCCATAGATTTAACCGATAAAGATAAATTAGGCGATGTTATCACTGGTGTTCTTACTTCAACCACCCACCTCCTAAAATACACCCACGATTACATTGATTTACTCAACGATCTTAAAAAAAATGCTTCTGATTAATATCTATTCTATATATAACCATGAATACCATCCTCAAAAAATTTGTTAATATTGTTAAAATTTATTGGAAATATATTATTCTATTAATCTTAGCTTCGTTAGCTATTTTACAATACAAAAAAAAAGAATTATTTACTCTAGATGGAGACGACGAAAAAGATACACCAACAGG